ACCCGATGCGGCGGCGTTGCCACTCACACCCGATGCGGCGGCGTTGCCACTCTCACCCGATGCGGCGGCGTTGCCCCTCCAACCCGATGCGGCGGCGTTGCCCCTCACACCCGATGCGGCGGCGTTGCCACTCTCACCCGATGCGGCGGCGTTGCCACTCACACCCGATGCGTTTTTCTCGGTTGCGCTCTCGCACTTGTCAAACACAAACCGCACACCGGCGTTGATAACGCCTTTCAGCCCGATTTCTGCGCCGATCTTGATATGTTTGCCGCAAACCTTGCTGTCACCGCTGTTGCGTTCGCCGTTGTCATCCACATCAACCTCGCAGTACCGGCTATCTGTCGGGCTATAGTAGCGGAATGTGTCCAGCGGGTTTTCGCAGGCATGGAATCCCTTTTTGCAGAGGGAGGCGTTTGCCTCCTCGTACTCCCTACCTACCTCGTACTGGAATCCTTTGCATTTGAGGTCTTTATCAAATCCCTTGTATGCCTTCATCGTCTTTTCCTCCTGTTATTTACTTGCTGGGTCTGTCCAGTTTGTCCACCAGCCGCATAAACCAATGGCTGACCGTAGCCGCGCCGATGATGACAAGCGTCAATGTGTAACCGTCCATGTTTACTCCTCCCGCTCCGCAATCCACTTGTCCAGCAGATTGGGGAAAATCTGAAAAACACGCCGTTTCCCTCCGATAACGCACAGGCCAAAAGGATACACACCCTGTTCAATCCCGTTCGCCAGCGTGTCTTGCGAAATGCTCAGTCCATGCACCCGAAGATGCTCCATGCACTCTTGCAGCGACATCGTCTTAATCATCGTTCCTCCTTATTCGCCGCCCGGATAGCTTCCGCAGCAGCCTTGATCTCCTCCTCCGACACGCCGTACAGCTTTGCCATTTTCTTGTAATACTTCCGTGCCGGTGCCCAATCTCCGTATTCCCAATGTCTTACGCAGGACTGGTCAACAAACAGTTTCTTGCCTACCTGTGTGCAGGAAAGATTTGCTCTATCCCGCATTTCTCTCAATGTCAAATTGCGCTCCCTCCTTATATGTGAGATTTCATTGACTGCGGCGGGGAAATGTGGTACTCTCCTGATAGCCCGTGTGGCAAAATCAAAGGAGGTGGACTTTTGACCAAACTTTTGACCTTGCCCGTTCCAGACCGTGGGGACACGGCGTGATGCAAATGGGCTTTGCGGAACCCATCCCGCAAAAGTGAGCGGCACTCCCAAAGAAGCACGGCTGTTTCATCGTGTACCTCTCGTAGAACCGGCAAGCGTCCACGCAGTGAAGCGTGTAAAAAAACGCAGCTTGCAACTGTCGGGTCATGCAGTGAAGCAGGTATCAAACTCACGCCGACAGTGCGGAAGGTTGCAAGGGTGTTCTGGTGAACAAATTTGGGGGAATACCGTCTGCGGAAACAGCCCGCAGGCGGTTTTCCTATCCCCGCCGCAGTCATCGCCCACCGAAACCTCATATTCATGAGGTTTCACACTTGACACTCCACAAAAACTGCGGTACAATACCTTCGCCAAAAGAAATTGTTAAAAGCCGCTTTCGTGGGGGCTGGTGTTTTTGTACCCTTTTTCGGTGGGCCTGATATAAAGATACCTCATATTCTCACGATTTGCAATAGGTAATCGTGAGAAATATGTATTTTGGTAATTGTGACAAATTTGGTTGGTGTTTTATGGACATTATGCTGGCACGCATACTTTCTCTTATTCCCAAGAAGCCTGACGGGAAGTTTGTGCATGGGGCATTAAAAGAGTTCGCAAACAAACTGAACTTGAAAAGCGGAAATGTAGTATCTGATTGGATGAATGGGCGTAGCACTTCGTATACTTTGTATGTCTATCAGATTGCCGACATCTACAATGTATCCGTGGAGTGGCTAAAGGGCGAAACGGATGACCCGGGCATAAAAAAAGCCCCCGATCCGAAGATCGAGGGCATGGGAGCCGGGAGGCAAGCGTTACTTGCCGCTGTTGATGATTTGACCGATGAACAGTGTGAAAAGCTGCTGGGGATTGTGCTGGAGGCTAAGAAGGTGCTGTGATACAATATGCAATCACAACTGCCATTGCGGTTGCCGCATTACTTGATTAGCTACCGACCAGCTGACTGTAGGGTCTTTTTCGTAATCGCTGCACGGATTATTTTTGCCGCAGCCGATTATATAATAGTCACCACGAATAGACCGCCGATAAACAACATGGCTGCAATCCGCACACGCAAGGCTTTTGCACTGCGGGAGCCCGGCGGATTCAATAAATGCGGACACACGGGTTTTGCGTCTTTCTTCGGAAAGCTCGATATTCAGTCTTCTAATTTCATTCTTTAACTGCTTCCTTGTCTTGAACATCCTGCAACCTCCTTAAAACATATTCGACCTGAGCGTCTGTCAGTGTTTCAATTTCCGTTTTCAGCCGCTCTCGTACAAGTGTTTTATTAAGTATACCACATTCTTTAGAAAAAGTCATTATTTTTATGCCCTCCGAGTAAAGTATTATCACCTATACACGCCAGAGGTGGGTTTGTTGCCCTGTTTCGTGCAACAAAAATAAAAAATTAGAAAATTTGTTCGATTTGCCCTCCCCACCCCCGCACCGGACAGGGAGGGCTTTGCCCACGATTCACCTATCGGCTTATCGTTTGCATCGCCACCATATCAAAAACAAATCGGGTGGTGCAATCCCCGAAAAGGCAATATCCCCAAATTTGGGGTTTGTAAAATAAAGCGGGCTTTGCCCGAAAAAGGGGAAGAAGGCAATAAAACATGGAGAAAACATTGCAGGACACTTGCCGGGACGCAAAACTGGAACAGCACATCACGGCGCAGGAGATAGCAGACCAATCCGGTGTGCCTTTGTCCAGCGTTAACAACTTTTTTGCATCCACATCTAAAGCACCAGGCGTGTATGCCGCCGGGCCTATCTGTAAGGTGCTGGGGGTGTCCCTGGACCGTTACTTCGGCATTGTGGAAGTGGTTTTGGCGCAAGACCAAATCAAGCAGCTCCAGCAAGACCACGATGAAGATGTGCGCCTTGCGCGGATAGAGGGCGCATACGATGAGCTGCACAAATCGGCGGAGGAGCAGAAGAAAAAAGAAAAGCGGCAGCGCACGATGCTCTATATCACATCGCTGCTGTCCGCTATTTTGCTGGGCATAGTTACATGGTATATGGCGTTTGATTACCGTATGCAAAACGATGGACTGATCCGCTCCGGGACAGTCGGTACGATTGCATGGGTTATCATTGCGCTTTTGGCGGTGGGTGTCGGCGTAATTACATCCGTGCTTTTGCTCACTTTTGCGGCGGACAAAAAATCCAAACAAGGCAAGGAAGCAGAAAAATGAGCAACTGCATTAAATGCGGAACAACTCTTGTCCCGGGCGCCGTATATTGCCATCTCTGTGGGAAAAAACAGGTAACAGAGCGGCGCAAGGCTCTGAAACGCGCCAACGGAACAGGCTCGGTCTACAAGCTGACAGGCCGCAGGAAAGCCCCCTGGGTGGCCGCAAAGAACAGGGTGGTCATTGGGTACTACGAGCGCAAAACGGACGCACAAGCGGCCTTGGAGCGGCTGAACGGCAAGAGCCTAACGGATAGGTACAACATGACCTTTGCCGAAGTCTTCGATGCTTGGAAAGCAGAGCATTACAAAGAGATCGGCAAGCAGGGGATAGAATCATATAACAACGCCTACCGCATATTTACGCCGTTGCACGGAAAAAAGTTTCGTGATCTCCGCACCGCAGACTTCCAGGCCGTACTTGACCCACACATGGCCAAGAGCCATTCCACCGTGAACAAGTACAAGCAGCTCATAACGCAGATGTCGAACTGGGCAATCCGAGAGGAAATCTGCACAACAAATTTTGCAAAGTTTGTCCGGCTTCCAGAAAATGTAAAAAAAGAAAAGGACATCTTCACGGAGGAAGATATCCGTAAATTGGAATCCGACAACAGCGATGCGGCGAAAATTGTCTTGATGCTGCTGGCAACGGGTATGCGCATCGGGGAACTGTTTTCCCTGCCGCTGGCTGACTGTCACGGTGATTATGTAATCGGCGGCGAAAAAACCGAAGCCGGCCGAAACAGAATTATCCCCATTCGGCCGGAGGGGAAACAGTACTTTGCCTACTTTGCGAAGCAAGCAACGGGGGAGCTGCTGTTATCCGGCTACGATGGGCAAAAAGTCCCAGCGAACTTCCGCAGGCGTGATTTTTACCCGCTTCTTGACAGGCTGGGAATAAAGCGCAAGACCCCGCACGCAACACGCCACACATACGCGTCCCGGGCGGTAAAAGAGGGATTGCCCCCGGAAATGCTGCAAAAAATACTCGGACACGCCGATTATTCCACCACCGCAAACATATATACGCACATCGACGCGCAGACACTTGTGGATGCTGTTACTAACACGTTACTAACAAATAAAAAATAAATAATAAAGAAAAGCCTTGAAACCGTTGAGTTTCAAGGCTTTTTTTGGTGCCCCGTCGGGGATTCGAACCCCGGACACCCTGCTTAAAAGGCGTAAGCCAGTTCGACAAACGCAGTATATTATTGCAATAAAGCGGTATTACACGGTATTTATTGGTGTTTTCCCTGTAAAAATGTTATGCTATACCGCCCCGTATCGTTTGGGTTACTATCAAATTACTATCACTTTTCGGGCGATATTTACCCATTGCGATACATGCTTTGGCAGCTCTTTACATCCTTTGCTTTGTCGATTTGCTTCTCGTGCAGATAATCATAGATAGCCTGCATGGAGGCGGGCGGTTCACCCTTTGCCTTGCGATACTGCTCAATCTGGCGTACAACTTCTCCATGTAGCAAATCCATGTGCCGCATTTCTTCCGTGGACAAATCGTAAAACAGTTTCGCAAGCGTGGGGTCGGATTCCTTGTATTTTAGGGCGCACTTTGCATATACTTCTGCATCGTGGATCTCGCTATCGATAAAATTTTCCAATTTCTCAATAACTTTCATCCCGCACCTCCGTCAAATGCGCTGTACCCGGAGGGCAACATTACTAACTGTGGATGCCGCGCCAGTCAGTACCAGCGACAGCGCAGAGCCGGATGCGCAACACGCCTGACGCACAAGAGCGGGGAATGCCAGCGCAACAGGCGCGCCAGCCGCAGCATTTGCGGAAGCTGTCGCACCGGGAACAACCACTCCGTCCTTGATGAGCGTTGCAGTGACCGTCCCTGCCGCCGTGGGGGATACAGTGATGGACACATCGACATCATAATATCCTTTGCCAACGATATTGACAGCGTTTCCGTTCAAAGAAATATCACATCCATAGCGGCGGATAAGACTGCCCAGAGGGATAACCCCATTTACGGCAACCTCCGTGGGGGTCTGCATAGCAGTGTAAATCGCAGATTTGCAAGACATTGTAAAATCTCCTTTCTAAATTAAAAGGGCGGGACACCAGCCCCGCCCATAACCCGGCCAAAATGGGCCTATCGTTCTGTGTCAGATGTTTGCGCCGCAGCAGCTGTTGCAGCCGCAGAAGGGGGAATTCCCGGCGTTGTAAGTATAGCCGTTGGGATAGCGCACCACACCATACATCCGGTTATCCATCTCAAGGCTGGCAATGCGGGCGGACTGCTCCGCAATTCGCTGCTCAAGCTGGGACTTCTCCAGCGCCGCAAACTTGGCTTCGATGTTGGCGTTTACGCCATCAATGGCCCGCTGGGTGTCGCAGCAGCACTGCGCCATTTGGCTCTGGATGCTGTTTCCGGTCTGCATGATGGTCATGTTGGTGCCGTTCTGCGCCAAAGCCATCTCCTTGCCCAACTGCCCGATGCCGCCCTGCATCTCGTAACCAAGATTGCAGATGCCGTTACCGATGTTGGTCAGGCGGTCGTTGAGCTGGCCGAACTGCTGGCCAAACAGAATCTCCTGCTGGCTGGCAGCGGTAGCGAACTGCCCGAACTCACCCTGACGATTCCATCCGTTGCCGCCAAAACCAAACATGAACAGGAACAGAACAACGATAAGGAACCAGCCGGAGCCCCAGCCGTTTTCTTCGTTTGTACCGCGTGTCACAGCGGCAATATCGCTAAGAGACATACCGTTCTCCATGTGGAAAACTCCTTTCATAAATTTTTATAAATAAACCGTGTCGACCCGGCCTATTTCAGGAATTGCATAAAGTCCTTTGCTTGTTTCTGCAAATCAGCAAACTGCTCTTTGCTCATTTGCCCGGAAGTTAGTAATCTCCCTATTTCCTGCTGTGCTTTTTGCGGGGTCATGCCGGCAGCAAATTTTCGGAACTCTGCCACCATCGCAAGGGGGTTATTCGGCTTTCGACTTCCGTTTCCCATCAGCATTTGCATCATTGGATTTGCCATTGATTGTGTCCTCCAATCTCTTTACGCGCTCTTCCAGACTGCTTACATCCACAGGCGGGGTAGCCTGATACGGAGAAACCGTGTAAGGCGTTACCGTTGCATACCCTGCGCCATCCGTCTGTTTCATCCACACGATAGGGTCATTCTCGTCCATCAGCAGAATGGAACTGTTTGGGGCCATTCGGAAAGCCTCTGCGCCGTTTCTGCCGTTTACCCTTGTAATTTGGCACGCAAACGCTTGCGGGGCTCCTGCGGCGTTCTGGGGGGCATAATTGCCGTACTGGCCGTTATATCCCATTGGCTGATATGGATTCTGATAGTAAGGATTAAATGCCATCAACATACCGTCCTTTCTTCACAGAACAGTTCGGCAAAATATACATATATCCGCAATTCTTCCGGGTCTGGGAACAAGGTCAAAATATCCCTTGCCATTTGCTCCGTGTAACCGCAAGCTATAAGCCGTTCGTACATTTTGCCACCTTCTTTCTGCTTTTATGGTACAAAAAAACAGGCACCCGAAAGTGCCTGAAAAGTGTCAAAAAAAGCAAAAATCCCCCCGCCGGTTAAGGCAGGGGGATAAATAGTTCCTGTGCAATTTTATGATACGCTCTGCATCTGTGCCGCTTTACGGTTTCAACGGACATATTCCGCTCCATAGATACCTGTACGCAACTTTTGCGGCGCACATCGCATTCTATGACCACCATTGCTTCATTGTCAGGAAGCAAAAAAGAATCAACAAAAGCAACGGCTCGTTTTGGCGGCAGATTTGACAGAAAATCCCTTACGGCCTTGTGGTTTCTGTTCATACACAAAACAAATAGCCGTGGAGGTGCGGATGTTTATGCACGGGCGTGAGGCCGGCGTAGCGGTGTCCTCTGCGCCCTCCAGTGGATTATTTTACCCCTCTCGGATGTAGCCCTCGAAGCCAGCGTCTTTCAAGCGCTGGAGCATCTTCTCGGCGTTCTCGCGGACGGCAAATGCGCCGACCTGGACGCGGTAGAGCTTATCGGTGGCGGGCTGCTCGGGGGCGGGCTCTACCGGCTCGACAGGAGTGGGCTGCTCCGGCGCATCGCCAGTCAGGATAGCGTTTACATGATTCTGTACGGTGTCGTAGTCATACCCCGCTGCCTCCAGGCGCTGGCGGCGGTCGGAGCCATTGCCCCACTCACCGCGGATCACCTCCCGGGCAACCTCGTCCACGGACTTGGCAGGCTGGGCCTGCTCCTTCTCCCGGAAGGTCACGCCGAAGTAGTCGCAGATGCCCCGGGCAATGGTCTCCCCGATATATCCAGTATGGTTGATAATCCACTCGGCAGATTCAACGCTATCGTGGAACTCGCACTCGATGTAGGCGGTGGCGGCAGAAGGTACGCGCACCTCGTAGAGGGAAGCGTCCACCCGAATATTCTCGCTTGTGCCGGGGGTGATGGGAGCGAGACGATTGAAAATCGCCTGACAGGCCTTCATGCCCTCGCCGCTGCTGCTAAAGCAGAACATCCGGGTGCCGGTGACCGTGCCGTTAAAGGCGTTGGTGTGGATGGGCACATGGAGGTCGGCACCGAAGGCGTTGGAAGCCGCGCACTTCTCCTGCATGGATTCATCGTGCATCAGCTTCACGGTCACGCCGCTGCGCTCCAGGGCGGCCTTGCAAGCCTCGGCGATCTTGCCGCACTGTACGCCCTCGGTGGTATTGCCGTAGGCGTAGCGGTTATCGTACTGGTTGCTGGGGGACAGAAATACCTTAGGCATTGTCGTTACCCCCTTCATCCACCTCCGGCAGACCCGCCACACTGGTGAGCAGGGACAGGATGCCTGCCAGCAGAGAGGCGCTGCCCACCATCACCCAGTTCACCTCGCCCATTACGGCGCTGGTGCCGATGGTGGCCACGGCGGTCTGTGCCACGGTCTTGACGGCGCGCACGGCGGCGGCCTTTACCCACTGTTTCCAATTCTTTTTCATTTGTTGCTCCTTTCTGTGCCCGATTCGGACACCACAAAAATTAATGATTGTTTTCTAAATCCGCGATGCGGTGGTTGGCGACCTTGATCTGCTCCTCCAGCACCGGGACGCGCCGCGCAAAATTGTTGTGCTCCCGGACTTCCCGGGTCAGCTCTTCCAGCTTTGTCTCGGTTACGGCCTGCTGCATGTCCAGTTTGGCCTGCACCTCCCGGGTGGTCCTGTTGCTGGTGATGATTACCCCCAGCAGCGACAGGCCGCCGGTGATGATAGCCACGACGATTGTTTCCATTCAGTAATTTCCTTTCTCCTCTTGGGCTTGGTTTGTTTTGCAGCGTTGGGTTACTTCCATCGGGCTTTTACATCATAGTAATAAGCCCTGTAACCAGTTCCGGGGTTTCCGTCATAGTCTCTGTTGTACACAGATATACTTCCGTCAGCATACAGACCTCCGCAGGTAATAATATTGGGAAGAGCTGCTCGATTATCGTCATTACCGTACCAGTTCGTCACCGTCACAACGCTATTTGCCTCAGCTACAATTGGAAATGGAGCCGCCGGGCTTCGGTGCCAACCGGTATCCAAGGTGAAGCCCTGCTCCTTGCCCCAGTATTCGCAAATACCGCTGGCCCATTTGCGGTAAGTCCAGATGCCGCTGGTGCCTTGCTCCAGCACATAGTCCCCATAGCCCAAATCGGCCCGCAGTTCCGCTGGTGTCCGGTAATATACCCAGCCGGCATTATCCAGCACCGCCACCTTTGGTGGTGTTTTGCCCAGGTCTGTGGTCTCCGTGGTTTGTAACCATGTGCCGGTCAGATATTTGCCTCTTAGGGTCCCGCTGACTTGCAGGCCCTTTTCAAAATACGCATTCCAGGCCACATCCAGCCGATTTTCTCCGCTCTCGCTGGCGTACCGCCCAATACCCACGGCTTTACCGTTCTCGCCCAGGTGGAAGGTCATTTCAGAAGTGGGGATTCGCGTTTCCACCGAACCGCTCTCACCCAGCTTGTCTACCGCCTGAATCTCGATGGTATATACCACCGATACCGATAGGGTGACACCGGGCACAACGCCTGCGTAATCATTGCCAGCAGATTCGGCCAAAAGCGTGATCCAGCTTGACCAACTGCCACCCTCTGCCGCATAGCGCAGACGCAATGTGCATTTATTATTGTTGGCCAGAGGGGAAAAGGACTTGGAGCACTCCACATAAAGCGCCGTGCCATCTTCGCTTATCGTCCCGTCAGAGGTAGACCGTGCGCACACAAATCTTCCCGTGTTGCCGTTACGCACCACAGAGGGCGTATTGTACGCCAGCACCGTGACGGTTTTAGATGCTGTAGTGGAAAACCCTCTGCTGTCCGTTGCCGTGCCGGTGATGGTCAGCACGCCCGGCGTTTGCAGTGCGTCACTGGTGACTGTTTTCCCGGAATAGGCTTTACCCTCTACGGAGGCGGAATATTGCTTTATGGTCGCGCCGAACTTGCCGCTGGCCGTGTGCGTGATTTTGGCCTGTGTTCTGCCCTGGATATACAGGGCGTTGAACGGCGCAGGCAGGGCGCTGACAGGGGCCACGGCAATAGCTTCGCTGGGTCGGGTGGCCGCATTATTGGTGACGGTAAATGTCCTTTCTACGGTGTCGTAGTAATAGGTGCTGCCGATTTTGGTACGCAGCAGGAACACGACTTTTCGCGTTAATGTCGTGTTGTTGCGCAGCACGGCCCGCTCCGCATTGGTAAGCTGGAAGGTGTAGCTGCCGCCGTTGGTGCTGACGGCTCGGTAAGCAATATCCGATGCCGACCCGGTCAGAGATATGCACACATCCAACGCAGACACCGCCGAGCCAGCCGGATTGGCATAGGCAATGGCCGGGTTGTCCACATCCGTAAAGTTGGGCGCGGATGTGATGGTAGCCGCCCGGGGTATGGCAGGCAGTGCAAAGCTCTCCGCCGAAGCGGTATAATCTCCGTTGCCGTACAGCCAGCCGGAAAAGGCAGAAACGGTGAAGGTCTTGCTACCGTCATTGTTGTGGGCAATGTCCAGTGTGCCGGAGGCAAAGGTGCGATCCTTGTAATCTGTGATGTCGGAATATGTGCCACCGGAATACACTGTTTGACCGTTAATGACCACCGCACCCATTTTTATGGCGTTTGTGTAATACTGCTCCTCGGGGTGCAGACCGCAGGACCAGGAAATGGTAGTCTTATTCCCGGCTATGTCCTGACTGCCGCTGATCTCCCACTTGACCCAAAAATAGGAGCCATATTTTGTGTTTGTTTTTACGGTTCCGCTTGTTGCCATTCTGTCAGCCTCCTATCCACTTGAAGCCAAGACCCTTATTTCGGCGTAACTCATAGCCACCAAGATTCAGGTTTTGGACGATGATACCGCTGTCGATGTAGAAATCCTTTCCCGCGAAGTGGCTGATTTCCTTCCCAGTTTCATCGAAAAAGGAAATGCGCCCGGCTGTAAACTGGGCAAAGGCGTTATAATTGCCCGCCGTATCGGTCTGCCCGATCTTCACGCCGTAGATGGGATTCCCGGATTCATCCTCTGCCACCTTGCCGGTACGGATATAGCCCGCCGTCTCTGTGACCTTTTTCTGCACATCCGTGACCTTGCCATCTACGCCAAGGACTTGCTGCTCCACGGTCTTGATCTCGGTATACCGCTGCTCTATGGCTGTACTGTTGGCGGTTAGGTCGGATTCCACTTTTCGCTGGAACTCGTTGAAATTGGATTTTTCGGTGTAGGTCTCGGAGACCGTAGCCTTGAAGCTGTCCACATCCTGGGTCAGCTTTGTCACCGCCGTGCGGGTCTCGCTGACAATCGGTTCGGCGCTCTCGGTCATGGCCTTACTGATGCAGTATGCGCCGGTGTAGGCCGTTTTGCCGTTGGAATAGGTGATCTTAGTGCGTCCCCACAGATACTTTCCATCCGTTATAGCCGGTGCCGTAGACTGCCATGTGCCGCCGGAAAGCTCTGTCTCGGAAGCGGAAAGATAATATTCCACTGTGGTGGCGGTGACGCTTACGCCCTGGGGGCCAGTTGGCCCGGTTGGACCGGTGGCTCCTTTTTCACCCTGCGGGCCGGTTGCCCCCGTTGCACCCTTCTCACCTTGTGGGCCTTGGGGGCCGGTATCGCCAGTGGCTCCCTTGTCACCCTTGCTGCCCTTGTCGCCGTACACGGCCAATAGCAGAACGGTGGTCTGATTGGTGCCGTTGGTGTAGGCAATAACCTCTTTCTGCCACAGATACTTGTTCGTAGCATCCAGGGCGGGCATGGTAGTGGAAGTGATAGAAGCGGCAGCAGGGGCCGTTTGGGTAGCCGTCCTGGCGTAGTAATAGGTGATGGACTTGATGCCGTTGCCGGTGGGGCCTGTGCTGCCCTTTTCGCCCTGCGGCCCCCGGGGGCCGGTTGCACCGGTATCACCCTTGACACCCTGCTCGCCCTGCGGCCCGGTGCCGCCGGTAGCACCCTTGTCTCCCTTATCGCCCTTATCGCCCTTGATAAGCGACCAGGAATAATCCGCATAATTCGTGCTTTCCGTGGCCGTCAGCTTATTGTAGGCGATGCCGATATACTTCTTCCCGGTGGGATTATCGGACATCCCGGAGGTGGGCGAATCGGCGTATTTTATCCAGGTGAAATAGGTCTTACCGTCTGCGCCCTTAACGCCCTGGGGGCCTTGCGGGCCGGTATCACCCTTTTCTCCTTGTGGGCCGGTAGCTCCAGTATCACCCTTCTCACCTTGCGGGCCTTTTGGGCCGGTGGCCCCGGGGCTGCCGTCCTTGCCGGGGTTTCCCTGTGCGCCCTGCTCACCCTTGATTTTCGCCCAGGTGTAGGAGCTGACCAAAGTACTGTCCGCTTCGGTGAAATCGGTGTAAGTGCCGATGTATGCGCCGGGGGTCTCGCCCTCGTTGGTCGTAAAGGTCGCGCCGCCGTCATTGCTGTATTTCAAGTGCAAATACGGCGTTTTTCCGTCCGCGCCGGGCTTGCCGGGTGTGCCGTTGGTGCCGTCCTTGACGGTCTGCGTATGTGTCCCGTTTTTGTCGGTGATGGTGATGGTGGTGGTATTGCCGGACTTGGTAAGGCTCACCGTGGGGGACACGCCGTCCTTGCCGTTCGTTCCATCCTTGCCAGGATCGCCCTTTGCGCCGGGGTCTCCCTTGGCTCCCGTGTCTCCTTTTTCTCCCTGGGGGCCTTGCTCACCTTGAGGCCCTGTTGCGCCGGTATCGCCTTTCACTCCCTGCGGCCCCTGCTCTCCGGGGTCGCCTTTCTCGCCGGGAATGCCCTGTATGCCCTGCTCACCCTTTTCACCCAGCAGACGGATGGGTGCGCCCCATGCGCCAGCCGTGGCCGATGCCGCTACCTTCTGCGACATCCAAACAACGGCGGCGGTCAAGTCCGTGTGCCAGCCGTTCAGCGTACCGTTTCCCGTGGGCGTGGCCGGGGTAGTCGTGTCGTCATGGTAAGTAATCCACACAGACAGACCGTTGGTGCCATTGGTGCCGTCCTTGCCATCTGCCCCGGCAGGGCCGGGAGGCCCGGGGGTCAACTCAATATTTTCAAGGTCGGTTTTTGTGGCATAGATTTTCTGGGCTTCTGTCTTGCTGATGGTGGACTCAAGTTTACCGTCAATGGCTATGAGCTTTTGGGAAAGCCCAGAAACCGCATCCTGACTAACAGAACCTATGGCAAGGGCCGCACCGTTGATCGTGCCGTCCATCGTCAGGGCTACTTTACTGATGGTCTTTCCCCCGTCAGTAGAAAAGCCCAGGCCACCGGTGGACATGATCCACATTTTGGTATTATCTTCCACGGTGGGTGTATTTCTCAGCGTCCAGCCGGTAGGGTAGCCGTCTTTGTCATAAGTGATTTCAAAATAACCCCCCTGTGCTCCGATTATTTTTTGGGTAGCATCTTGAAACGACTTTACAACATCTTCATACATTCTTTTGAACTTCTGTTCCGATGGAGAAGGGGTAGCATAGTCTGTATCCGAGGGGCCGTAGCAAGTCAAGTCGGCGGACATTCCACCCTTGATTTGCGTTTTTAGCTCCATCACATAGGTCGTCAGATTCTCTCCGCTGCCGCCTATAACAGAAACAATGTCTCCCGCTTCAACGGCGGGGTTCCCACGCCATTTAACGGTGCAAGGCCGCATTGTTTTGCCGTTAATCTCGGCAAAAACGGTTTCTGCTACCTCTGCGGTCATGTATGGGTTAATGGTGGTAATACCTTTTCCCGCTCCCACACTGATGGGGTTGCTATCCGTGCCAGTCAAGAGACTGTGAATCGTAAATGCATCATCAGTGGTAAGTGTCAGGCCGTCCATGTACTGCGTGTCGCGGCCAATCGTAAGACCGCCATCTGTATACCAGCAAAAGACAAGGTTTCCTGTTGCATCGAACTTTGCGTTACAACCGATAAGCCCGGCCAGCCATCCGAGCTGTTGCCGCAGAGTGCCCGTGTAAGGCGCAGCAATCTGAATACTCGGCATAGTAACGGCAGGCGGTGTTACGCTCGCCTGTTTACAGACATCTGCCAGCACCTGTGCCGGAGTGGCCGGGAATGTGATGGTGGGCATATAGTCCTCTGTCAGACCAGCCATACGGTCGTAGCCTGTGACAGTTAACCACAGCTTCCCACTATCCTCTACGCCATCTGAGGGGATGTAGTATTTGCCCTTCTGCACATACTGGGCTTCACCGCCTACCATGATACCGGCAGAGGGGATAAAATACGCACCGTTCAGCGGAAGATTGTCCTGCTTGTAGAATGTAACCTTGCAGCTGGACGAAAACGCCGCGCCGATGGTCGCGCCATCCGAGGAGCCGAACTGCTCCGTTATAACGATCTCCTGTATCTCCGATGCCGGAAGGTCTGTCGTACCGTTGAAATTTACCTTGCTGGTGATTTCACGCCCCGGTGCAGAACATGCGGCGTTAAATGCGTCTGTTACAGTATGCATGGCTCACCTCTCGATGAAGTTCATGGAAAGCCCCTCCCATTGATATTCGCCATCAATAAGGCTATACATGGGTGCTGTCCTGTCGCCAACATAGGCGGTCATTTGCCGTTCAGAACCGGTCATAGCATCGGGATATTTTACCTTGAAAAAAACCTCGTCTACAGCCTGCAGCAATGTGGACATCGGTGCGGATTTTATGGGCGGCCACGATAGAGTTAGCTTACGCTTGCGCCCTACCCGGTCACGAAACAAGTCTCCGTTTTGATTTCTCCCCGTTCCATCTGCGTCAACATCCTGCATGCCCCACGAATATTCGCTGGGGTCAGGCAGCGGGACATTCGTCCCGTCTGCCTTTGTAATGGTTAAAATTGCCATTTGACCTCCTTATGTAACAAGAGGACTTGCCCCAGTCGCCCGGACAACGGCGTTGTTCTCTCTGACCACTGTCTCAAACAATTTCTTTCCAGTCACGCTGTCGAGAACAATGGTCACATGAACTTCTCCAGATCCGCCGGATTCTTCGCGGACAATCTTCCGAATAAGTCCTTCCGGGGCCTCGATGTTATTTCCGTGGGTCTGATCGCCAAGCACGGCAAGGAATTCATCGTTTGCGGGAATAACTGCGCCTTTAGCGAGACGCGGGAGTACATTTTCGCTGATATAGGAAATGTTTACTCCAATAGATTTGCCCCCTACAAACGGCACCCACGAAGGGACATCGAAACTGATCTTGTTCATCTGCTTAATGAGCCAGTTAAGCCCTTTGATGATGATGTTGATTGCTCCATTAAGCAGATCGATTATGGTGTTCCAAATACCCTTAAAAATGTCCTTAATTCCTTCCCACGCTCTGTCAAAATCGCCCGAGAAAACACCGGAGATAAACTTGATTAGCCCGGAGAAAATCGTCTTAATTTCATCGATAACATTCCCAACGGTCTGCTTGATGTTGCCAAAAACGGCGGTTACAATAGCCTTGATTCCGATAATAAGCGGCTTGAGCTTTCCATTTGTTTTATTGTCGATCCAGTCCAACAAACCGTTAAGCCAGTCCCTTATGCCATCAATCACAGCACCAACCGCATTTTTCAGCCCACCGAAAATTCCGGCAATGCCAGCAGCGGTGCGCTCCGTATCTCCGGTAAAGATTCCAGCAAAGAAGTCAATAAACCCTTGCAGAGTCTCTTTAACGCCGCTGATAAGTTCTTGTCCGTGCCCGGTCGCCGTAGTAATGCTAAAAAGCAGGGCTGCAATCATTGCGATTAGCAAAGGAATCCAAGACCCAATCAGTATACCGATCCCGACACCTGCCGCAAGAATCCCTGCAATAGCAAGCATTTGGTTCTGGAAATTCCATCCGCTTTTCTCTGCATCAGAAAACGCGACAGCCAGCACAGCAAGACCGGAAACAATAGCTGTAATTCCTCCAGCAACCGGCCCAAGAGCAACATATAGCCCGGTCACGGCAAGCGTCATGCCGAAAATCATACCGGTCATGTTTTCTTCTGTAACGCCGTTTACGATTGAATCGAGAATATTTTGCACCAGCGTAAGCGCGCCAAAAATACCGACAGCCAAGCCAATGGTTTTCTGCAAATCAAGGCCGAGTTTTGGGCCAAGTTTCCACGCCGCAAATCCAGCGCCAATGGCAAGAATCCACGGGAGCGCATTTTTGAGCTTCTGCGTGACTTCATCAATCTGCTTACTTACAGCATCGCCAATAAAATCATACTCAGGCAATTCAAAGTCAAAACCGCTGCCGCCGGACACGCCTGCAGAACCAGACCCGGACGCAGTGTTGCCGTTCAGAATGTTAAGCTCATCAAAGCCCATAACGGACTTTTTCAGTTCTTTTGCCGCGCTGGTGGCATCATCAAGGCCAGCTGCGGTGTCTTCTGCCCCGCTTGCAAGATTCTTTACACCGGAAGTATCAATGTCCGACAACTCAAATCCGAACAATTTAGCGATAGCGTCCGCAAGTTTCCGAATTGCCTTAGCTATAGCAATGGCGATCGGCAAAAGCTTCATCAAGATAGGAATAAAGATATTACCGATAGACCTGACTGTCATCTCAATCTGTGCCTTAAAAATGCGCAACTGGTTAGCTGGCGCTTCTAAGGTTCGAGCCATGTCGCCCTGCGCCGTTGTTACCTGTGTCATAATGGCGTAGTAACGCAGCTCCGCCTTTTCTGCCTGCGTCATGGCGGAAACAGACTTTTCGATTCCCAGCGTCAACGCGGTTTGTTCCAGTTTGGCTTGCGACAGGTCATAGCCCAATCTACGCAACGGTTCCAATTCGCCAGAAACACCGGATTGCAGCTTTTGCATAGCATCTTCAACGGAGATGTTGAAGAACGAAGAAATGTCATAGCCGAGCTGTGTAAGGTTCTTACTCATAAGGTAAGAACGGTCTGCGACAGAGCCGAAGCCGGACAGCAAAGTGTTAAATACGCCCTGATTCCGCATCCATTTTGCGGGGTCAATGCCCATTATATCGCCAACATTTTCCGCATACTCTTTGGCTTCTTTTGCGTATTGACCCATAGCCACGGTAAACAGGTTCAAATCCTCTTGGTAGGCATTTGATTCAGTGATGGCCTTGCTGATTCCTTGGCGCACCATACGAATTCCGGCCACAACCCCTGCCGTTTTTATGCTTTTGAGGGAAATCCCAAATCGGCTCGTTTGGGTGGATCCTTTGTTTACCGTGTTGTTGTACTTCTCTGTCGTTGTTATGAGCCGCTGAATTCGAGACGGCATGGCGCTAAATCCATCGGCTACATGTTGCATTTCTGTGGCAAACGGTCTCAGCGCATTTGCAAGCCGGGTCATTTGGTTTGAAAACTCGTCAATGTCTGCGGCGCGGAGTTCGCGCACAACGTCCGGAAAAGCGCTGAGCTGGTTGATGTACGAACGCATGTGCGCACCTTCCAGTTCGGATAGAGGGCGCAAAGCATCTGCGACATTGTAGAGTTTGTCTATATCGCCATCGGAAATCCCGGATATTGCCGTTCCGAGCGCTTGCATATTAGTCCCAAGCGATTTTGGAATCTTAACGGTTCCAACATCGGATATGGCCTTTAGCCCGGAAGCGATAGATTTAAGTTTTTGCCCAACTGCACCGGACCCAGACAGCGCTTTATTGAGCGCAGCAATCTGATTTGCAGCAGTTCTTACGCCGGACGCTCCGCCGGAAGTGGCCGTCTTTAGGGAGGACAACGCTTTTTCAAGCCGTCCCAAAGACGCAACGGCACTGTCGCTGTTCTCTTTGATTTGAAATTCAAGTCCGCGAATTTCAAGATTGTCCATGCTTTTCACCTCCCGGCTCGAATTTCTTGTTATTTGCAATCATGAACATTTCCATGATTGCTTTTGCACGGCTATCATTCTTCTGCTCTTTCACTTTTTTCTCCGCAGAATTATCGCTTTCGCCCACCTGATAGGGGGAATCTCGATACGGAATAGGCTTTGCGCCTTTCTTTGCGAACGCATGAAGAATGGGCGATACATCCGCCAAGGCTTCATAAAAATACGCACCCTGTAGCCATGCCTGTTGGTTGTCCAAGTCCTGTTTGATTTTTGCCGCCTTGCGATAGTATTTGACCAATTCGCAATCCATTTCCCAGAACTGCTCGTAGGTCATGCCTATTGCAAGGTAATACGGGAAAACCTCATAGAACTTTTCCGTGTAAGCGTAGAGGGGGGGAAAGCCCCCCTCTTTATTGGGCGGCGGCTCGCTTACCAGTCCACCGTCCAGCTGGCGTTTCCCTCGGCTTCAGGATCATCCATGAGCGCTACGATGGGATCGCTATACATCTCCACCAGCTTGCCAAGCATATCGCCCTTGTTGGGGAGCTGGGCGTAAATCTTGTCGATAACATCCCGCTTTACATAGCGGTGATGTGCCAAAAAAGCACCGGCAAACAGGGCGGGCAAATAGGTCATGGGCTTGCGCTGCAATTCCTCGATCTCGAAGCCCTGCCGCTCCATCATTTCCACGGATTTTCTGGTGTATTCCAGCACATATTTCACATCGTTGTGCTCGATGGTCATTGTCTTTGCCATAATTCCTCCTTACTCGCTGTCATCCAAAGCGATGACAGAGGTGGGCGCGATGGTGATATTCATTCCAACCACTTCGTTTACGCCGCCGCCGGTGGGATACACGGAAAGCTGCCCCTTGAAGGAGAACTTACCATCAGAGCCGGTGGGGGTAACAGCGCCGCCGGTCTCCGTGCCGCCAAACCACACGGCATAATCCGCTTCTGTGCCCTCTTTTGCTTTCAGAGCCTTGTAATCGGCCAGCGTGTAGTTTGCCGTGAAGCTTAGACCGTCCATAGACTGAATACCGGCGATGTAGGTCTGCATCTTGTCAGACAGAGTGGTGGTTTCCAGCATTTCGGGATCACCGCCAAGGTCAGGGAACTCCTTGATGTCTACCAACTTCGTCCATGTACCTCCGGTAGATGCCTTCTGCATCAGGAAACATTTATAAGTACTGATTGCCATAATTTACCTCCTAAAAACTGTTTTTCCGTCCGTTTCGGCACGGTATCGTGCCACTAAGCGATAGATTGACGCACTGTCCATGTTCGGGACGGGTGTCATGGAAATGCGTGTAAAATTCATTGCGTACAGCATCTTGTCAATTTCCGACAGGATACTTCGGCATTCCGCTTTGCTTTTGCCGGACTTGTTGGAATAGACATTGACTTCATACATGACGGTCGCAAAACGCTCCGTATCAGAGCTGTCCTGATTAAGCGTGGTTGTGTAATTGTCCTGCTCCACAATGCTTGCGTGGGGGAACTTGGGGGGAGATTTTACATATGCCCCGGAAACATCTATCCCCTTGAACTTCTTTCGCAGGGCTTCTGCAATCGGGGTAAAAATCATCCGTTCCACATCAATCATCGGAACACCTCCTTTACGATTTCGCCAAGCCGCAACTCCAACTCCTTTACGGCGTTATACATGGGCATATTGGCCGGATTACCATGTGTAAGAACAAGCGTTCCCTTTTCTCTCTCGCCTACAACGGTTCCGTTTGTTCCGGGATCTCCGTAATAGCCCCATGTTGTCTGCTTTCCGTGTCCTTGGCCATATTCGCCGCGCGTCATTCCCAAATCCCTTGCTTCCGGGTGATTATCTGGGTATGTGACACCTGTTCCGAATTCAATAAATAAGACCGTGCCGCCAACGGCGACAACGACCTTTATTTTTCCTCGATCTTCAACAGACACGGTCACATCGTTTGTGCCGTCGTATTCGGCATCCGCAAAGCCTGCGCTTGCTACTTCGTATCCCTCTTGCGCAAGGCGTTCCAAAAGCCTTGTACAGCCGTTTTTTAGCCATTCTCGGTATTCCCGCACGGAATCAATCATCTGCTGTACGCCGGATGGAGAGAGGGCGGTAACAACCTTGTGCTTCACGACACATTCACCTTGCTTATGGCAATAGAGATGGAATTCAGAGACTTGGCCACACGCTTTACGATGTAGTCATAAATCGGTTTTCCATCGTCATATTCCGGAGCTTTGTCCACAAACAGGACGGTATCTTCTGTGATGGGGCAATTTATATCATCCGTGACGATAACTTTGTCATAAGACACGAATTGACCAAATTGCTCCACTTGCGCGGCGCCGGATGCCGGAGAGATATTGGCTCGCATTTTTACTGCGTCCTTGTATTTCACAGACATTTGCCCGGTTTCGTAACCGTCATCGGACACATTCATGGTTTTCCCGTCATACAGGAGATACCAAAACTCGGTTTTATTCCGATCCATACATCTCATTTCACCACCCCCGCATAAGGGACAATGTCACGATAAAGAGAGGGTGGAACATCGCCGTCCTCATAGGAACGAGAGATTCCATTTTCGCTATGCGCCGTCTCGCCCTCAGCTCCCCGCTTATTCAGCAGGTATGCGGCGATTTCTACTTGTGTCATGTGATACCGCTCGGGGATTCCCTTGATTGTGTCATCAAACGGATACAGCTTGCGCAACACCTTGTTTTCGGCAATAGCAAGGTAGGCGGAAAGCACATCCCCTTGCTGGCCTGTCATCGTAGACAACAGGACGATTTTTTCGTCTTCAGTCATGCTTTCCGCCTCCTTATTAGGCCGTAACAGCCTTTGTGTTCACAGGGTTGCTGGCATCGTTAGCAATAAACACGCTGCGGCTATAGGTGGGCGCAGTGAAATCGGTAGAAATACCGGTGAACTTGCCGTGATACCATTCGGGGCCGTGGTCAAGGCCGACCTGGCCGAACAGCTGGTACTTCTCACCAGCGCCGGTCTTGGACAGCTGCTCCAGGAAGAAATTGCCCTTGCCGGGGACAGGCTGGTACACAGGGGCGATAACATCCAGATTCAGCAGCAGAGCGGTGCCAGCGGGCAGGCACTCGCCAAGATACAGGTAAACAACGCCCAAAGGAGTGACCACGCTGGACAGGGCAATGCCGTTGATCTCTCGGGCAACAGGGACAACGGTCAGACCGTTCTGCACGGCATCGGCATTGATCTGGAACATGGTCACGGCATCGCACCACAGAGCCAAACCGTTGGTGGGAGCGTTTGCACCGTAAATCTTCTTCACCATGTCAGCCACATCCCACAAGCCCAGAGGCTTGGATGCCATAGCGGTAACATTGGTAGTGATAGCGGTGGTAAGGCCTCTGGTCTTGTTGATCTTGGAATCGTCCGTAGCCTTGTTGTATGCGCCCTGGATGAAAGTAAACTCCATATCACGGGCGATCTTCTGAATCTTTGCGCCCACCTGGAAATCCAGCTCATTGATGGGGTTGGCCTGCTGATTCTCGACATTTACGCCGGACAGAGTGCCCATGTTGGACATCTTGGCGTAGGAAATACCAACGGTCTCCTGGAAAATCTGCGTGACATTGGTTTTCTGGGTGCGTGTCACCACGGAAGCATCCGGAGCGGTCAGAGACGCAGTCTCGCTGATAGCGGGCTGAGCACCGCCAGCGGAGCTATATTCCTGCCCGGTGACAAACTCCACATGATTGGTGGTCTTTGCTCTGCTTCCGATGATGGAAGAAAGAGGGGTACGGGCGTTGCCCTTGTTAAAGAGCATACCGGAGTAATTCAGCACTCCGAAGCTGGTAGCAAAAGTATCTGCCATTTTGATTCATTCTCCTTTACTGTGTATTGTTGTCCTGATTCATAAGGCGGGTATAGTACGCCGCCTCCGCAAAATTGCCGGTGCTTTGCGCATCGGCAGCCTTTTTGGAAAAGTCTGCACCATTCGACCCGGCTCCGGCTTTGGGCTTGGGTGTGCCCTGCATTGCACTGGCCTTTACCTGCTTTGCATAAGCCTCAAGAAAGGTCTGCTGGTTTGCAAACACCTTGTCGGTGTCTCCGTCAGCCATCGCCTTTGCGGTGTCCGCCGCAAGCTTTTCATCATAGCCCTGTGCGATGAACTTGGCCGTGAACTGCGAAACGGTCTTATCCCGCCGCAGCTCGTCAAGCTCCTTCTGCATAGCGGCAATGTCCTCCGCCTGCTGCTGCTTCTTCTGCTCATCCTCGGAAAGAAGCTCGTTGTGCTTCTTCTTCCAAGCAGCGGCCTCGGAATTCGCCTTAGAAACTGCCGCTTTCTGCTTTTCCAGCTCTGCGGCGTTATCCTCATACTCGAACGCTTCCAGAGCTTTCAGCTTGTCATCCAAAGACATTTCCGCATAGCCCTTGATCTTGCTGGTGTCGATTTTTGCCATTTTGATTACCTCCTGCGTTTAATAAGGCTGTTCACTCAGCACTATTTTCTGTTTTTGCGGGTTGTCTCCCGTTTGCGTTTTTAGGTCGTCCCTGACCATTTATCGCCTTGCGGCGGTTAAATCGAAAAATAAAAGGGGCTACCCTTTCGGATAGCCCCTCGGCTGTCGGTCAAGCCCTTGCAAGACCCACTCAGTATTTCTTCTTTCTTCGGACTTCAAGCACTACGATCTTCCCGTTCTCCACTTTCACCTCCGCTTGATTGCGGCTCTTGAGAATTTCGTTGATCGTCCGTACCATCTCCGGCGTTAATTCCATTGTTCCCTCCGTTTTCCTCCAGATATTCCATGCTCATCTTGTACGCAAGCTGCGGGTCGCTGAACAGGCCGCAATGCGTAAACGCAAGCTGCGGCGCAATTTTACCGTTGCCCAGCATGGTAACCAGCACATTCGCCTTTTCGGAAATATTCTCATAGTTTCGACGGGTAAATCTGATTTCGATTGCGGACAGCTTCAGGGACAGACCGCTAAGGTCATTGCAAATCCGCAAAAGCACCTTTAGGAACTCTTTTTCGGAACGCTTGAACACCAGCTCGGAATCTTTTGCTCTTGCTTCTGCCGCAGACCAGCCGTCACGCATGATGACCGCAGAGCCGGTGTCAGAAGTGGAAGAACCTCCGTTTCTGTTGGGCATCCCGCAGATCGTCAGCACCGTATTATACAGGTTGTCCGCAAGGGTTTGTGTCTGCGTTTGATTCAGCTCCGTAACAAGGTTCTTGATCTCCGCTTTCTTCTGCGGGTCAATGTCCTCAAACTGAATTGCGCCGTCTTGCCGCAGTGCGGAATACTGTTCCTCGGAAATACGCACATTGTGGAACAGAAGTAAGGACTGCACGAACTGCTCTACGCCGTCCATGCGGTTGGATTCCACATTGTTGATTGCATCCAGCAGATTCAGTACGATTTCAAACGCACCAAGTCTTGCGCGGTTTGCCGGGTACTCGATGATGGGGATTCCCAAAATTTGCGGCTCACTTCTGGTGATTTTCCATGTGTCGGTCACTTCATAGAAATGGTCTTTCGTATAACAGCTGAAAACGACTGCCCCATCTTCCATCTTGACATACTTGACCGCCATGAGGGGGGGATTGCCCAGCTGCACAGAATACACCACAAAGCAGAACCGGGGGTCTAGGGTATAAATTTCAAACGGGGCTTCGTCCTCATCTTCCGGGGTGTCCGGCATGACCATGCGATAGGCCGTGCCGCAGATGTGGAACCAGTCCGCCAGTTCCTTATCCTTTGCCGGTTTGTCCTCGGACAAAACATAATCGTTCAGCTTTGTCACCATTTCAGCCACTTTTTCATCGGCTATCCTGCTGACATACTGTACAGGCTCTCCCATCAAATACCCGACCTTAAAGGACACAATTTCGTTTGCCCGGTTTTCAACAATCTTGTTGTTGATCTCCGGGCGCACATCCTTTACTCTCGCAAGGATGGGCTGGTCGCCTTTATAGTACCTGTATAAATATTCCATGTCCGCCCGGTTTGCGGTGTGGATAACCATTGCCTTTTGCAGGATATTTGCAATATTTCCATCGTTTACCTCGGTAACATCGGAATAAATGACCTTTCTACCAAACATCTGTCTCAATATCATCACCTCTTAGAACGGTCTTTTGAATATCTCAATCTTGCCGCTGATACGGTTTCTGATCTCGTTTTCCAGTAGCGACAGGGAATCGGGAGCGTCATCGTGTGCCACCTTTCCGCTTCTGACATAGGTGGTCACTTCCTGCATGAAGCCCCAGTATTGACACCCTCGCTTGTATGTGGACGGATGCTTGAAGTAGAAATGCTTCTTGATTCCGTCCGATGCAAACTCAATTCTTGTCTGTTTGTTGGAAATCGTCCTTTTTGTCCGTATGCTGGTGTTGAATCCTGCGTTTTTTACAAGCTCCGCAACATCTCTTGCGAAATACATACCGGCGTTGTTGGATTCAAACAGTGCATCGCCCACTTTGTTGTCAATCAGGCACTTTGCGCATTCCGGCTTTGTGACCTCTGCGGGAGAATCATCGTAAACCACATCAACGATGTAGACTTCCTCTCCGTATAAAGCCGCAACAGGCATCGCCGTGCTGTCTTTTCCGCTTTCTGCGGTGTCTGCCACGGCAATAATCGCATCCGGGTCACGATCTACCGGCAGTTCAAAGAAATAGTTCAGCTCCGACTTATTGAAAAGCAGCCCCTTTGCTTCAAAGGGCTGCTGCTGAAATTCGCTTTCAAACTGTTCCGCACTCAGAAGCTCCCTCTGCTCACGGAAATAAGCGGTGGTAAATACCTTTTTCCCCTCCCGCTCATACTCATAATTGCTTTCGTCTGTAATGGGGTCAAGGGCAGGAATTTCAATAGCTTTCCACGCCCAGCCGCCCTTTTGCGCTTCCTCCTGTAAATGCCCGATTGGGTCATACAGGGAATATCTCGTCCCGGTCGCCACAATAGGCGTGCCCTCAATGGCGCGGCCTAAAATATCTCCGGAAATTACCTCCCACTTATCATCCAGCCGTTGACGGTTTTTCGCTTCCTCTCTGCCCTCCACGCAGTCATCCAAATAAAGGACATTGGTTGCCTCCGACAAACCCACCTGCCGTGCGTCAATCGACCGGCACATGACCGTGGGGAATCGGGATTTTGACCGCAGATTGATGATTTTCGTGTCTGCGTTGGTCTGCACCAATGGAGCATCTGGGAACACATCGTAGAACAAGTACTCGTTCGGCGTTTGCAAATATTCCAGACAGCCGTTATAGAAGCTTCGCACAAGATCATCGCCCGTGCCTTCCATCAAAGACGATTTATCCGGGTTTCTCCCGGAAATCATGTTGATGAAATTGATTCCAAGCTGGCTTTTCCCGGCTCTTTTCGGAAGCGAAATGGTCAGCAGCCTTAATTTGCCGTCAAGAACATCTTGATACCCTTGCACAATAGGTCTTAGATACCGCCTGCGTGGAGCGTAAAACCGCTTCTCCGGCTTTCTGTCCATCTCCACATACAGCAGGAAGGTATCGAAATCATGCGGCGCGTCAAACAGCATGGATTGCTTATGCAGCGTGTAGAAATACTCCGCGTCTTTTGGGTTTCCGTTACGCAACGCTTCGGAGGTCATCTTTCGGACTTCGGAATTTAACTGGTGCGCCGCAGCAAAATCTTCCGCTTCGTACCCAATGCACAACGCCAGCAAATCCTTGTAGGCTTCCCGGTCATGCGTTTTCTCTATGCGGTTTTTGATGCTTTCCGCAATCTTCCGATAATCCATTTGTCCTCCTGCAATAAAAAATGGACTGCCGAAAAATCGGTAGTCCATTCTATTTGGTTTTATGCAAAGTTAGTTTACAAGTTCACAATCTGACCAAGAACCTGCGCTATAACAAGTCCCCTCAAATGTGATTTCGTCTCCGACTTTAATGTTTTTCAAGGCTTCCTCTTGGTCTCTCTCAAATTCGGCAAGAAATACAACGATTGTATTCCCAATCTTCTTTTCCATCGTCAGGGTAGCCCCGCCGGTCATGTTCATAAGCCCACTGGTTTCCATCCCGTTGATTGTGGCGGTTACCTCATACCGTCTGCCTTTGTATAAATCATCTGCCACAAGCTCGTTATCCTTGTAAGCCTGATAAATCTCCTCAAAGCTTGCCGGTGTGTACTGGTCTTCTTTGGCAGGTGCCTGTTCGTCATCTTTGTTGCTGTATGCAACAGCAAGGGTAATAATTAGCAGGATGGTACATACGATTATCATTTTCTTCTGCTTGGCAGGATTCGATTTTTTCATTTCTCTTTCCTCCCTCTATTCATCAACGCCGTCTCGGAATCCCTGCGGAATCCTCGTAGTCCCACATCCGGCGGTAAAAGGTTCTGCTGCTCACATTCAGCAGTTTCACCGCGTGAGATGTTGTAATCTCCCGTTTGTACCATTGGTCATGCACCGACTTAACAAGGCTGTCTTCAATCTCGATCGGCTTGCGGCCTTTGTACTTGCCAGCCGCTTTTGCCGCCGCTATGCCCTCTCTCTGCCGCTGCAAGGTCTGCTCCCGTTCCAGCTCTGCCATTGCACCAAACACCGTAAGCATGAACTTGCCCTGCGGCGTATTCGTATCAATGGATTCCTTCTGCGATACAAAGCCCACACCTTTTTCTGTGAGCTGCTCTACCAGCGTCAACAAGTCCCTCGTGCTTCTCGCAAAGCGGCTGATGCTTTCAACAATGACCACATCTCCCTCTCGGACGAAATCCATCATCGCTTCCAGCTGCGGCCTGCCTGTACGGCTCTTCCCGCTGGCCTTGTCAATGTAGACACGCTCAACTCCAAGGTCTTGCATAATGACCTCTTGGCGGATTGTGTTCTGCTCCTCCGTGGACACTCGAATATATCCGACTTTCATGTGCATCGCTCCCTTCCTTCATCTTGTAAGGACAGTGTAGCACACGCAAGCCGATGTGTCAATAGGGCATATGTTAAAACCCGCCTTTTATTTTTTGGCAGATTTTCTAAAACCGGCTTTTTTATTTTTGGCGGGATTTTTAAAACTCGCCTTTTGTTTTGCGTTCGCCATTCACGGTTGACCCCGGCCTCGGCTCCCGCCGCATATCCCCCGGCCCCCTACACCCGGCCCAGGGTAACCCCCCGGCGGGGCTGTGCGCCGTTAGGGTGTACCGTAATGCGCATAATGCACAATGCGGCAATAAAATTATTATGCACATTTTATGGCTACAATATGCGGCAAAACTATTGACACATACTCTAATGGCATAGTATAATATCAGCATACAAGACGAGGGCGCACCCGGCAGCCGACCAAAGCACACCGGGAACGCCCCCCAACCAGCCAACAGGCCAGCACGGAGAGTATACCACATCCGGCAGCCGTTGGCAAGAGATAAGGCCATAGGGCCGGGAGGTAATACAATGTCTTACAATTTCAAAATCGGAGATCTGAAAGAAAATGCCCGTTATACTGTTTCCACTGTTGACAAGTGGGACGGAAGCACCAAAACCGAGGAAATGACCGGGGCGAGCTTGAAGAGCTTTGTAAACGGTTGTGCCCACCTATACGACATCCACGCCGAAGAAATCAGCGAAGAGGAAAAGACCCCCAACCGCACCGCTGAGGAGATCACCGCCGATATTATAGACTTCTTCCGGGCTAACGAGGACATCTACACCGACGCAATGGAAGAGCTTGACAGCTACAACGGATATTTAGGGGATGACCGTTATTACTCAATGGATGAGCTGGACGAACTATACAGCAGCACAGAGCCAAGCGAACTATTACGCCGGGCATATTACGGGTATGATGAAGAGACATACACCACGGACAGCTCCGGCAACAAGACATACGGCGAATTCAATCCAAATCGGGAATATTTCCGGTATAACGGATACGGCAATCTTGTTTCTGCTGATTATAAAGACTATTCCGGGCAGCTCGACAATTACGCCGTTGAGAGCATGAGCGAAAACCGCTCCTATATTGACAGCATTGAGCACTCGGACGAACTCGCCGCACTGTTTGACGAATTGGAAGAGCTTTAAAGGGGGGCATGGAACATGAATCTTGATGCCATCATGGCCGAACTGGCCCAGTATATCCGGATGCAGGAGGAGGCCGCCGCAATGGTGGAGAGCCTCAAGGACCAGATCAAAGAGCGCATGACCGCCGCCGGGGTGGAATCCCTGGCGGGGTCAGAACACAAGGCCACCTATAAGGCGGTTACTTCCTCCAGAGTGGACACAGCCGCCCTTAAAAAGGAGCTGCCAGAGATCGCAGCCAAATACACCAAAACGACCACCGCCCGCCGGTTTACTTTTGCTTGACCCGCTCCGGCGGATGTGGTACAATCGAGATGTAAGGAGGTGTCGCCCTTGATCCTGTTGTATATCCTGTTGCAGCCTATTCTTCTGCTTTTCGATCTGGCCAAACTCCAGAAGTGACCACCGCCCCGCATGGCGTAAGCTGTGCGGGGTTTTCCTTTGCTCCCGGTGTATTCCGGGGGCTTTTCTTTTGCGTGCCTCATTTGCCATTTTAACGGCCCTGCGCGGCGTTTTTGTCGTGGTGGCTATCCCTATATTGCCGCGCACTCTGTGCGCGCTGTGTGCCCTGTCTTTGCGCTTGCGTTGTGGCTTTGTTTCCCGCGCCGTGGCTTGCCGCCGTTCTCGGCCCCGGGTGGCCTTTTCGCTGGCCGTCCACTGCTCCGGCGGTGCGGTCGCGGTGGCTGGTGGTGTGGGCACCTCCATGCTGGCCGTCCGGTGGCTGCTATGGTGTGCCCCTCTTCCAAAGTCGCCGGGAAAGTCGCAAAAGTCGCTGGCATAGTCGCTCGGCTCTGTGCGAAAGTCGCTGCGAAAGTCGCTACGAAAGTCGCTACGATCTGCGCCAAAGTCGCCCGCTTTTCCCCAAAATCATAGTCGTTTACAAAATTCCGTGTATAAAGGCGGGATTTTCTTTGCCCCATTTCCTTAAATTAACGGAAAGCCGCTCAAAAGTCGCTCGTTTTCGGCTCATTTTGCCTCAAAGTCGCTGGCTTCAATGTACTTGCGCTGGAGCTGTTCGGGGGTCAAGCCCTCAATCTGCGGCTGATTCGGGGTCAAAACCATCTCCTGCTTGTCTACCATGCCGTAATAGTTCTTTGCGCGGAAGCAATAGGCAAGGAAATTCAGCTTCCCGGAAACCACAAGTTTTGCGTCAAAAGTCTGCAAAAAACCCTTGGCTTTTTTTATGATGGTTGCCGTTTCGGGGCTAAATCCCTTGCGTTTTCCGTATAGCCAGTCCTTAACCGTGCTAATTGAGTAGCCTGTTGTCATGTATAGTTCCTCTACTGTTGGGGTCTGTCCTGTCTCAGCGCACCGGGCAAAATAGTCGTTTATTCTCTCTGTAAGTTCTTCGTCACTCTTTACCTTTGGCTGTCTGTATTCTACAAGGGCTTCTGTAAGGAGGCGAGATACAAGGGCTCTATCTTCATCGCTGCTAAGGTCAGGCAGGGATTGAGGGAAGTTTCTTTTCCCGCCTCTGCCGGTCTCCGGTCGGTTATCCTTTGCTTTTGCGATGGCGGTAGGCTTCTTTGTAGCCATTATGTATCACTCCTGTTCTATGTAATTCCCCTTTTACTCTGTTTCCGTGTTTGTCTCATCCGTCATGTCCTGCATCTTCGGCTGCGCCGCCTTTTTTGTTTTTATTTCCCTGTATCTTTAACACCGTAGCAATACTCATACCACATCAACGGCGTTTCTTTTTGCTGTTCTGCGTAGAGTGTGTCAAACATCTTCGCAATATCTTCAATAGCGTCGCCATACTCTTTGTGCAAATGTGTTTTGAATTTCGTAATGAGCCGCATATTGATTTTCATGATCCTATCTATTTCGTCGGCGGAATACGTTATCTTGTTGATAATGTCCTTGTGGTCGTCGTTCATTCTCCGTCTCCCTCTTGCATCTCTCGATCTACGGACACCAGGCTCTGGAAGCAATGAAAGTCGTCACAATACCCACAGGTGGCGGCAATGTCCTGATGCTCTTTGTCCTTGTGGAGTTTGCAGCCAACAGGCCCAGTAGTTACACGCTTACCGTCAACTACTACTGTACCGTGTTTGACGTGGGTGCAGAAGTCACAGCATGGTGTGCAGTCTTTACCGCAGAGAATCATTTGCCGTCCTCCAAAATCCCGCTGATTGTGTCAGCATTCGCCTTGATGATATCCATCACGATGTCGGACTGGATATTGTGCGCAAAAACGGCCTTGTCCGCCGCGTCTGCATTATAATAGCCGGTGAACACCGTGCCGTCTGCTTTTGTCGCTGCAAAGCAAATACAGCAAGGGTCAATCCCTGCGATAGTTGCTATGCTTTCTTCAAGCCATTTGGCGTATGGCTGCTTTGTAATATCGTCCACGCCATCCTCCTGTTTTGTCACCAGCCCCCACCCCTTGGCTACAGTAACAGTCTTTACCCTCCCATGCGGCCTTCTGGAAGCTCTCAAACATGGGTTACACAGTTTGCCCGCATGGGGCAATGTCTTTTCCCCGTCCACTTTACGCAGACAGACGCTTTGTGTTTGTCTGCATAATGAACTCTTTTACTTGGTCATATCCCCATCCGCAGTCTACAAGACCGCTCACAAGGCGCTCCATAGACTGCACAGCAGTCAGTTCATCGGAAGAAAAGCAATCACGCGGATTCCCTTTTGTATCAAGGCCGTATTCCTCCCGCAGTTGTTTTGCGTCCTTGCCAAATAGCGCCTTGTAAATACAGTTCGTATAGACGGAATATGCGTGCCCGTGCATACGGTCATTTTCTGCGGACTGCTGCAGTGCTTTTGTCAGAGCATGCCGTACCGCTACGCCTTTTTCTCTTTCGATCAGTTTCCCGCGCAACGCAGCTTCCATCGCATTAAACTGCTTTATGTACGCTTCCTTAAATTTCATGGCAAGATCACCGGTATAACTCATCGCGAGAATGGTAAATCCATCCCTTGTCATAAAATACATCGGCTGCTTTTTACCTTGCGCGTTATCGTAGAAGGACTGCCCAAAATTGGACAGTCGAAAATCTTCACTGCAGCCCAATTCGCGTATGTCTCTTAAAACATGCCTGTGGTCTTTGCCAAATGTTTCAGAAACATCAAGGCTTGTACACACCGCGCGATCTTCCTTCCCGACTTTCATAATTTCTACCAGCATTTTCATCAATCCTTTCTCGTTGATTTTTGTTTGGCAGACTATTTGGGGCACATCCCTTGCAGCGGTATGCCAGCGCATTGTTTGTGCGGCATCGCAGTCCTGCCCTGCTTTAGCGCTTCAGGGAAAGTCCCCGTCACTCGCTGTGGTCTCCCCTTACGGGGCACCTATGCCGCATATTGTCCGTCTGCCAGCGCATCGCCTGTTGTTTTACACAATCGGTCGGGTGCCACCACGCATCAATACTGTCCTACACAGCGGCTTTGTCCTAAGACAACCGCCACCACACCACATCCGCGCCTCGGATTTCTCTCAAGCACGATGGTACCCAGACCGGCCACGGAACTTTTCAGCCCTGCGCCGGTACGTCGGTCGCATCCGTTTCTTCATTCATAGCCGGAGCCAGCCAAATAATTATTATTCGTCCTGCCGCTTTCGTACAGCGCACAGGAAAGACCACTTTCGCAGGCTTACGCTCCGTGCGGCTACGAGGCAAGAGGTCACGCCTATGGCAGGGACGGTTGGGAATCGAACCCACCCAAGCGGTTTTGGAGACCGCCTCGCCAGCCTTGGAACATTCGCCCCTGTATCCCGCGTTTACGGATTCGTCACGGAGCCTCCTCCGCGTTCTAAGTAACGCTCGATTCAACGCGGGCAAATCGAACGGCCCTTCGCGGAGCCACGCCCTGCTGACGGGACAAATCTGGACGCATCCTGCCGGTAATGGCTTCCCGGCTTTGAGCCCCTGTACGCTGTCAGCTTTGGGTCTTGGTGCAGACGGCTGGACTCGAACCAGCGACCAATGGCATTCAATCGCATATCCATTTGCGCGATAAAGCTCTACCGACTGAGCTACGCCTGCATATAACAACAGCCCATAGGTTTCCCTACAGGCTGTTTGTGCCGGTACGCCCGTTCCCGGGGCCGCTTGCGCGGTGCGCCCAATACCGGCGGCGCATAGAAGGGAGGAAAAGTGATGATTGGGAAATCGCGTGAATGACCATGTCCTATCATCCACTGTACCTATTGTAGCACATCATTAGGCGGAATCTGTATCACCTTTCACGAGTAACCCTGCATATTTCGCTACATCATGCAGAAATCTTTCCTTCCTCCGGCTGAATGTTGCCTCGCTAATCCCAGGAATCACGATCTTGTTGCGAGAGTATTTGTGCTTGCCCTGGCAGTTGCGCATAATTCCATATATTAGCTGCCGCCGGATTGTATCGCTGCCGATATCTCTGCCGCAGCGGTCTATAGCGTATTCCACCGCCAGCATCTTCTGCGTCTCCGGCCATCGCTCTATGGCGGCCAGCTGCTCCGCCTTGCTCTCGGCGGGTCTACCAGCGCCCGATCCAGTTGGCATGCCCTCTGTAGCGCTATGCGTCCCGCCCAGGATATCCGCCCGGGCCTCTCGATACGCCCGCACCCGGCGCGGATACCCACGCACATAAGCAATGCACTCTAACCGCACGTCATAAGGCAGTGTCGCCTTTTTGCTCATTTGCCCTCCTTTACTCCGCGCTGTTTACCAGCTTATATTCGCCCCGCAGGGCCTTTTCGATGTCCGCCATCCTTACATATCCGTTGTTTTTGGCCTCCACCAGATCCACAAGGCACTTCTGTAAGTATTCCAGGCTACGGGTGTCGTGCTCGTTCGGCGTTTCCTCCCGCACATTCTGTTCCGCTCCTCAATAAACTTCACAGCATCCATATTGTCAACCTCCTATCTCATGTGTCGTTTCCCGGCCTTTGCAAACCTCGCGCTCTGCCGCACATAGCGCTCCCGTGCGGCGGTGTTGGCTTGATCCACCCAGGGCTTTTCCTCCAGCCGCTGGGCCTCATACGCCCGGAACGCCTCGCAGCTCTGCCGGCAGGCTCCGCATGGGAGCCTGTCCGGGCAATCCTTCACACAGGGGCTTTTCACTTCTACCACATCCTTTCCTGCGCCGTATGATCCGCAAACCGCTGTTCTTGCAGTTGGAAATATGTCGGTTCGATCTCGCACCCCACAAACTCAAAGCCGAGGTTGTAAGCCGCTATCCTGCTGCTTCCACTGCCCAAGTGTGTATCCAGTATGCGCCAGCCTTCTTTGGCGTACTTCATCAGCAGCCACTCGTACAATGCCACGGGCTTTTGCGTTGGATGTATTCTTTGCCCCTTTTCTTGCAACGGCGAGTAATAAAAAGTTCTCGCAGATGTATCGAAAGAAGTCCAGGCAAATTCGCAAGATGCAAAAGAAATATCTTCCGGCTGCTTTTTGTCCCAAATAACAAATCCCCTACAAGGCGGAAGATCGTAATAATTTCCCCCCCATATTATTTGGTTTTTGCTGCATCTTTTTAATTCGCTAAAATACACATCACCCGGAGTCGCATCGTCCCATCTTGTTTCAGTGGCATTGTATTTTTTCAATCGGCCACTATCATGAATGCTAATTCCATAAGGTGGGTCAACAATGGCAAGATCAAATGCTTTATCCGGTAGCGCCTGCATATACTCCATGCAGTCTACGTTCAGCGCGATTTGATTCATTCGCTCCACCTCACGATCTTTTCCTGGACGCCCCACTGCAGGGCGTCCTCGTGGCTGTCAAAATACAGATCCAGCCGATTCCCGGCAATGGCGCCGCCGGTGTCCTGCACGGTGTATGTATGGCCGTCCAGTTCGATTTCCGTACCCATCGGCAGCACATCCGGGTCTGCGGCGATCGTCACGCCCTGTGTGGCTTTTGCGCCGGTGGCTGTGTAGCCATTTGCATACGCCCCACAGCATTTTTCACAGGGGCAGTACGCCGTTACGGTAAATACGCACGTCCGCGTCTCCTGGGTCTCCTGCGGCTCATCGCGGGGCATAACCACCCCCGGCGGCACAACTACAGTCTCCGGTGTTTGCCCGCTGTCCTCTGTGGCAGATGCAATGCCCAAGGCCCCCAAGATTGCTACAAGCAGCGCCGCGATTAACACGCTTCTTTTCACCATTCCACCGTCACACGCCCTTCATCCGGCATCAGCACCCGCAAATTTGCCAGCAAGGCTTCCCGGTCTCCACTCATCTCCAGCCGGGCATGCAGAAGCTTTACGCCAGTATTCGGCTTTTCGGATTTTGGCGCATCGGAGATGATGTGCCCCCCCTCAGCCTGCGCATCTTCCGTATGTGCGGCCACCGCATCCGCGTTAGCCCACTCTGTAACTTTGCTCTGCCACATTTTTTCGTTCCGGCCGCCGCGCCGGAATGGCGTACCTACTAATTCCGCCTCGCGGCGTATAGTTGCATCACAAGCGCCCATTTCCTCCGCCAGCCATTTGGCCGTACCACCGAAAGATTGCATGTTGCGGAAAAACTCACGCTTCAGATCCTCCGGCATAGCCTTAAATTCATGCCACGGCATAGGCCGCGTGATATTATAGCTTTTCACTTCTCCGTTTTTCTCCTTCCTCTGCTTTTCGGTGAGGGTATCGCTGGGGAGCGAGCACCCACCGCGTTTTCTGTTGATGTGAGCAAATGCGCCCATCGCTATGCGTTTTTTCTGCATGCAGTCGTAATCAAAATCATTCATAGTCGGCTATGTACACCTCCGTGCGGGGATTCTGCTTGTCGTACAGCACCCGACTCCCGTCGTGGCTAACGATAATGCCGCTGTGGTCGTCCAGAAGTACACCGGCCCTTACCAACACATCGTCGATGGATTCCAGCAGATTGGTCAAATCCACTCGCCGCCGGGTAGGCATATAAAACAGGCATTTGACCTCCACAGGCTCCTCAATGGGACGCTGCACTCTGGCCCTTTTACAGTGCCATACAGCTTCCGCCTCGTAGTCCATATACTTCTGGGACGGCATTATAAACGGCTTCCCCGTTTTGCTGCTGTGCATGATCCGCATAGAATTTTTCTTTGTGATTGGTGCCAGCGGCACCGTGATCTCAATCATCGTCTCCCTCCTCGATGGACACCGCCACATAGCCGGGCCGTCCTTTGTACCGTCTACCGCTGTTGTATACTGCCTTGTAGATAGAGCGCCAGTTAATATGGCACATATTGGCAAGCTCAATGATGGAATCAGACACCGCCTCCGGCAGCTCGTACTTGTCCCGGCTTACTCGCATGTAGATTGTCATATTACACCGCCAATCCGTCCAGCAGTTCCTCCACGGTCATCTGTCCCGGCACCTGCATGGCCTTTGCAAGCATGCTGTATGTGTCCAGCTCGTCCAGTGCCCGCTTGCGGTACATGGCAAGGAGCATCTTCTTCTCCTCGTCCGTCTCCGCCAGTTTATACCCGCCATCAGGCAGAGCCACAATGGGCACCCCCTGCCGCCGCTGCGCCCGGATCATTCGCCGGTTCTCTCTGTCCGGCATCCCGGTCAGTGCTTCAAGGTTTTTCCGGGTGTATGTAATGCCGGGAACCATGCGTAATGTGGTCATGTCATTCCTCCTCGCCAAATGGCAATCATGCTGGGAAACGGCGCCGTTCCCATCGGCTTTCCGTCCAGCTCAAATTTCAGCCTACCTCGCAGGAATCGAATTTCCGCATTACCCAAAACATAGTCGTGAAAGCTGGCTCTGTCTGTCCGCGCCGGAATCAGTAGAACAACCGTTGTCCCCGGCTTCTGTCCCTCGCGGTAGCATTTTTCCGTCCACAGTCCGGTTTCCTTGTTCCCGTAGGGCGGGTTACAAAACACCGTTTCGCCCTCCCAATTTTGCCGCAAACCATCATCATTTTGCGTGAAATACCGCGCACACTTGTGGTTTTCGTCACTGGCGGCAGCGTCCAGCGTGAAATGAAACTCCGCGTCCAGTTCGTCAAACAACTTTTGCGGCGTTTCCCAGAAATTCTTATCGCTGGAAAACAAAGCTTCGTTCCGCAATGTCATTCCTCCTCCGGGTTGATTTTCGTAATATCGCCGAGGTGCTTCATCTCCGTTCCCCCCATCAATCATTTCAGCCTCCAATTCTGCTTCTTCCCGATGTTCAGCATATAATCCCTCGCCCGCTGGTTAATTCTGCTCCCGATGGCTTCATCCCAGCTCAAAATACGGTCAATGGTCAACTCCGTAGATATGATCGTGATTGCATCCGGGTCAATGTACCGGGCATTCAGCAGGTCAAAGGCGATGTTTTTGTCGGCATCCGTAACGCTGCCCTTTAGAAAGTCGTCGATATACAGCGCACGGACGGTTTTCAGCGGGTGCATGGCTTCGGCGTATGCTTCCGCATCGTTTACCTTTGCCTTGATTGCCGGAATATCTCCCCGCCATTGCACATACCGGACAGGGATTCCGCCGTCCATCAGCTTGGCACAAATCGCCGTACACAGGTGGGTTTTCCCAGTTCCGGGAGAACCGCCGATGAAAAACCACTTGCCCTTCCAGTCGGTCAAATACTTCTCCGCCGCTTGCTTTGCGGCCTGTTGCCAATACTCCTGCGTTTGGAACGCCTCGAATGTACAGTTATCCAGCAGACCGGCCAGCCCGGAACGCTCCATGCGAATTCTGTTTTGCCGGATGATCTCGCATTTGCAAGTGCTGCTCACCAGTTCGCCGCTTTCCGTGCGCCGGACGGTGTAGCCCAGCCCGCCGCAGATGTCACAGCCATGTTCCGACATGGTATTCTTGCTTTGTTGGCTGTTCACCGGCTTCCTCCTTTCTGCGCTTCTCCCATGTTCTGACGGCAGCCTTCCAGTCCTTCATGCGGTTTTTCCCAACCATCCATCCCTTGCTGGCGTAGAAATCGACGAACTGCTGTGCGTCAACCGCAGACCCCCGTTCGGAGATATAAGCCTGAACCTCGTCCAAAGAGGGCGGAGAGAAGCGCGCCTCGCGCGCATTATTCTCGCTTCTCGATTCTCGTATATCGATTCCCGATTCTCGATTCTCGAATACGGGAACATCTGCATTCATTTGTTTGCAAATGATTTCATCTGCTTGCGTAGGCTCTACAGGCTCAGGATATTTGCTTTCCTTTGCTCTCTGGTTCTGATACTTACCCCATGTTGGTAGGTAGAGGAAGCGCTTGCCCTGTGAAGTATAAAGGGTAACCAATCCAGCACTCGCCAATCCATGAAGGGCGTTTTCTACAGTTTTCAGAGTAAGATTTTCTTTCAAAGGAAATAGCCTGTTTTTGATAATTGCGGCCCGTCCGTCATAGCGCCCGAAATCATCGCAAGAAACAATCAGCCGATAGAACAAGACCTCCTCGAACCACGAAAGCCCATCTATGCTGTCGCTGGTGCAGATGCTCTCGCGTATGATTCTGTTCGGCATCGGCGCACCGCCTTAGAACGGCAAATCGCCGTCGTCCTCGGAAATCTCCGTGAAGGTCTGCGTAGGCTTCTGCGTAGCGTCCTTGCTGCCGCAGAAATGCACCTTGTCGGCAGTCAGCTCCACCACTGTGCGCTTGTTGCCGGTCTTGTCCTCATAGTCCCGGCTGGAGAGCTTGCCCTCCACGATGATCTCCTTGCCTTTGGCAAAGTGTGTGCAGATCAGCTCTGCCGTTCCCTGCCATGCCACACAGGGGAGGAACAGCTTCGTTTCTCTGTCCTTTACCTTCTCGCTCCACGCCACGCGGAAGCTGCACACCGTTGTCCCGTTCTGTGTGGCTCTGCGTTCGGGGTCAGCGCAAAGCCGCCCCTGCAAAATCATTCTGTTTACCATCTTTTTCCTCCTTACAAATAACTTTTTCCGAATTCTCGCCGGAAGTCATCTTCCGTCCACCCCTGCTCCCGCATGGCCTTTAACTGACCATATCGGCGCAGCAGACGCATTTGATTTCCGTTGCGGTGTACGGATAGACTCCCATTTCTATGGCACCGGTCGCCGCAGAGATACACCACAAGGCCGTATTTCTCGCTTTTGTTTCGGTATGCCCCACCGAAGATGTGGTGCCGCTCCAGCGGGTCACTTGCGCCATTTCTGCCACAGAGAAAACACCGTCTATTGTCAGTCACCTTTATCACCTCCCAGCGGCTGTGCTTCGCCCCAGCGGGATTTCAGGGAATCCAGCTCTTGCGGGGTCAGCGTCTCGATGTCTGCCTCCTTGCAATCGGCAACAATTTGGTCAATAAGGCGGCTCATCTGCTCCACATCGTAGGTGCTGGAGCCGTACCAGACGGTCACATTCACGCAACCGGGAATTTTGCTGGGCCCTTGCTCTGCCATCCAGCCCGTTCCATTGGATTCCCATTTTCGGCAGAACTCATCCGCCGCCTTTGATACAATGCACAGAACATCACTTACGCCACCGATGATCTTGATTTCCTCCCGGTACACATCATTCCTCGGAATCCCATAGTGCGCCGCCAGCTTGTCCAGCAAAACCCACGCATAAGCATTTGCGTCAAGGCTCCTGCCCTTGCGCTTGATCTGCGCCACATACTGCTTGTCCGGCTGCAGCTCGTCGCACACGGCCATTGCCGCCCGGGGGGACTGTACCCGGAGGCACAGCCACGCCCCATCGCTGTCCTGCTGCCACCTGGCGGCGGTCACATCAGCCTGCAGCATTGTCCTGCTCCTTCTTTGCTGCCTTCATGCAGTCAGCGCACATCTGCGCTCCGTAGCGGCCCTTGGAATACTTAACCATATCCTTTACCGTCCACATTTCGCCGTTGCGCTTCCTTACAGACACGATGTCCGATCCGCACCGCTCACACACAGGCGCGGCGTTCCGTTCTTTCTCGTCCAGTTCGTCGGAGGAAATCTTGTCCGGGTCCTCCCCGGTGGGCAGTGCAAAGGTCCGCAACCACATATACTTGAAAGCGTATGTCATGGCCTTGCCGCTGCCCTTGTCCTGCGTGTCCGCGCCATCGCCGCAGGACGCGATTTCGATGTATTCTTCCGGGTTCTCCACATTCACCATGCGGTACAAAACATCCACATGGGTGATGTTTCCGGTTCTCGTTGCCGTCTGTGCTATGGGATATACGACCAGTTTGTGCTTCAGCAGCTCCGCCCGCATGATGGATGTGACTTTCTCCTCACTCAGGGCTTTATACTTGGTGCTGCCGAACTCTACATGATCGTCCTTTGCAAGATACTGGACATCCTGCATAATCGCAGCGATTTTCTCGTAGATATTCAAAATTCTTCCTCCTCTTCAATGATTTCCAGCGGGCAGTGCGCACCAATGATTCTTGTGTCCATCAGATACTCGCCCGTTCTCCTGCACTGGTTGCGGGAATATGTTTCCAGCAGAGGGCAGAGGTTACACGCCATATGCCCCTCCGGAAAGTAAATCTCCACGGATGTCTTGATGTACCGAGATACGCCGCCCTCGCTCATTCCCGCGCCTCCTCGATATACTCCTCATTGTTGCTGACGCACTCACCACAGAGCCAAACCCCCTTGTAATGCAATGCACAATCCTCTTGGATAGGCTCCCCGCAGCAGTCGCACACGGGGCGCCGGTCGGTCTGCCTGTCCTGCTCTGCGGCGTAGCACTCCGCGTCCCATACCGGGTCAGTTGTCCACATCGGATGCATCCTCCTTTTCCGGCTCCAGCTTCCACACATCCCGGGTGACCTTGGACACCTGGGGAATATCACCCCAATACAGGGCGTTCAAGAAATCGTCCTCACCGGTTCCGCACAGAACAAAGTGCGGCGATGTGATGACCTTGTACCCGGAATATACGGTTGCCTTGTTGCTGCCGCTAACCAGGTCGCCTACCTCGGCCACATCGCACTCCGACCGCATAATTACCCGGACGCCGCACCTATCAGCCACGATGGCGTAGTAATGTCTTTGCATCTTCATTCCTCCACCTCCAAAATCTCGCCGTTTTGCAGCGTGTACCATGTATTTTCCTTGACGGCTTCTCCGTCCACCCTTACGATTTTGGCATCAATGATGTTTCCGTCATCGTCACGCTCCGATACCACAAGCCAGTTTCCCACAGAGCCTCTTGCAAGGCTATCTTGGCCCCATGCAACGGCGACGCACTGATTGCCAATCGCGGATGCTTTGCCATACAGGCCGGTCACAGCAGCCGTGCCACTCTCACCCGATGCGGCGGCGTTGCCACTCACACCCGATGCGGCGGCGTTGCCACTCTCACCCGATGCGGCGGCGTTGCCACTCTCACCCGATGCGGCGGCGTTGCCCCTCCAACCCGATGCGGCGGCGTTGCCACTCACACCCGATGCGGCGGCGTTGCCACTCTCACCCGATGCGGCGGCGTTGC